AATTATCTAATACAATTTCAACTTCATATTGAGTTTTATGAGTTACATTCTTCCAATGATTAGACCTATTATGAAAATTATAAGCCCTTTTATATTCATTACTGGTTCCTATTCCTATATAGAAAGGTTCATTTTTATCTAATCTAATATGTCTGTATAAGTAAGCCATTTAATATAAATATTACCAATAACCATTAAAATTTGATTTAAATCCTAAAGATTTGGCATATTTTCCAATATTACAAGACCAATATCCAGGAGTTGTTCTATCTTTTTTTCTATCACAATTTTGACGAGCAGCAAATGCCTTTCTGGCTTTTGGATCTCTAATTTTAACTGATAAGTTTTGACCACCTCCAGCTGCACCAAATTGTACTTTTTTTACTTTATCTCCATCCTTGACATAAACAAAGAATTTTTTAGAGCCACCTCTATGTGGGTGATTTAATTCTACATTTTTACCATGATATTCAGCTTCATCTAACGATTTACCTACAATACTCTCATAATCCGCCATAGTCAGCGTTTTACCAGAGGTACTTAAAGCAAGCGCTTTTTCTGTCGCGTCATGTAAATCCATATCAGTTTTAGCGTCTTCTCTAGCATATTCTAACATACGAATAAATAAAGGAACATCCATAGTGATTGTATCAGTTGGATTAATATCTTCTTCAACCATTGGTACATCTAAGGCTACAAATTGACCTTCAAATAAACCATAATTTCCAATATCTGTATTTTCAATTAACCATCTATCTTCAGGATTTAAGTATAATTTTTCTTCATTATAAAGTTTTCTTACTTCTTTAAATAAAGATAATTGAGCTTCAGTACCATATCTAAAGGCATTCTCATGTAATGGAATTTCTTTATCTAAATGATATTGAAGATTTTTAGAAACTTTATCTTCAGTCAATAAAATATTTTCTTGAAGAGGTACAGAAGTATTTTCTTGAAAAATATGTTCTATAGTTTCTCTAATTATATTTCTTAAATCTGATTTATCCATTTTTATTTATATTTGGCTAAGATTTGTTCGTTTTTCTTGATAATGTTTTGTCTTTTAACTTGATTACCGTGGTTAGGTTTTTGTTTACCTACTTTTTTTGACTTTGACATTATTTTTTTAAATCTATTTTAAGCATTTGAGCTACTTTTTCTCTAGCGGCATTTGGTAAATTTTTTATAAGAGCTACTAATTCAGAAGCATCATCATCTTTAACTAATTTAGATAAAGCAGAATCTAAATCCTCTTTCATAGCTTTTCCCTTTTCTATATGTTTAGTAGCAATTGCAAAAGCTTCACCTTTATCCATTTTAGGATTTTTCTTTTTAATAACTTCTGCTTCTTTATTTCTTTTTTTAAGTTGAGTAGGAGTTAATTTTTTTTCTATAAGAACTTCCTTAATCATAGAAGTTAATTGAGATCTTAATTGGTCTTTCATTGTATTTTTATTTTCGTAAAGATTGTTATATTTTTCTTGAAATTTAATTGAAGCGTTAATTAAAGCTTTTTTATCAGATGCTGATATATCGCTTACAGTAATTTTACCATTTTCAACTTTGGTTTTAAATTTGAATTCATCTGGTATTAATTTTCTAAATTTAGCAGCTAGATCTTCATCAGGTACACCTTCATCATCAGTAAATGTCTTAACAAAATTTATTTGGTCAGGTCTATCAGGTGAGGTAACGCTAGTTGCTTTTTCTTTAGGTTGTTCTGTTGATTCTTGTTCAGAAAAAACATATTCAAGTCCAGCATTATCCATTATAAGTTTTAATACTTTTTTAAGATAATCTTTAGATTTAAATGGATTCCAATTTTGAGGGAATGTTAATTCATTTTCATCAGCAGTATAGTGAACACCTTTAGACATTACACCACTATATTTTTTAAGATTTTCAGGTGTTTTAGTTAAAAAGAAATTAGCACCATACTTACCATAAAAATTCATAGGTAATTTATCTCCAGGAAGTGATACTAAGAAATCAATAAAATCTCCTTTATTTTCTTCAGACCAAGTCTGGAATTGAGATTGCATTTGAGTTTCAACATCTTTAAAATCTTGAGGAGCTCTAGATTTAATATCTAATACTTTAGCACGTTTTTCAGCTTCTGAAAATTTATTCCAAGTTTCTTTAGCTATTCTACCCTTAGTTGCTGGAGTATTAGGTCCAAATATTTTTTCAATAGTTTTAGGATCTCTTAAATTTTGAGCATATGGTCCATAATTTTTAATATTAGATAAAGCTTCAATAGCCTTATTAATATCTTCAGGAATCAATACTACATCATATTCAGTATACTTTTTAGTTTGATCTTCTTCATCTCCTTCAAGTTCCTCTTTAATAAAGGTATAAAGATGTTTAGATAAAATTTCAGTATAATTATTATTCGTCATCTTTTTTTTCTTTCTTTTCTTTTTTAGGAGAAGATTTTTCTAATGCTACTTTTAATTTTTCTAATACTTGTTCAGCTTTTTCTAATTTAGCAGTGTAGTTAGTTAACTCACCTCTCATTTCAGGATTATCAATTAGTTTAGCCATTTCAACTTTTAAATCAGCTACTTGTTTTTCTAAACCACCTACTTTTTCATGTCCTTTCTTAACATTTTCTTTCATTAAAGTATCTTTAGCTTTAACTACTTTTTTAGCAGCACTCATAGCTTGTGCTTCATTTAAGTAAGCACCTTCATATAACCCTTCACCTATTAATTCCATTAATGATTTTTTCTCAACTAAATCTTTTTCAGTAGATTCATTTAAGGCTTTTTTAACTAAGTAAATATAACCATCTCCTTTAGTTACTTTATCTTCAAATAAAGTTTTTTCTTCAGTAGTTGGAGTCTCATCAATTAATTCTTCTTCTAAATGGTCACTTGAATTTAATTCTGATAAATAATCAGTGATGCTTTCTTTGATTATATTTTTTAAAAATTCTTTTTTCATGGGTTTGATTTTGGTATAAATATTTATATCTCTGTTTCTCTTAGACGTTTTATGTTTGCTTTGACCATTTTTATATATTCAGGATCAATGCTACCACCATCCCATTTTTCTATGTCACCTGCCTCGGTAACATATGTTTCTTTTTTACTATTAAAATATTCATCAAACATTTGTTCAGCGTCATCTAAAGAAGTGTTTTTATTAGAATTTAGCATTTCTTTAACATAAGCATCATATTTACCTTCTATTCTAAGTTTTGTTTCCATCTCAATAACACAATCAAAACATGTATTATGTATATTATACATTTTTCTATTTAATCTATTACTTTTCATTGGTTTAGAACAACCTGAGCAAGTAAGTGGAAATTCAACCATTGCCTTTAATGCATCGTGTTTGGTGATGGTTTGCTTAATACCGTTGTGAATAGTCCAGGTTTTACCGTTTTCTTCCCATGTATCACCCTCGGAGTAAGTTACTTTAACTTTACTATAACCAACTTGAATTCGGGTGCTATCACCTGTATTTTTACTGATGATATTTCTCATTCTTTGAATGTCTCTTTCCGAAAATTCTCTATTTAATTGTGTTGACATAACTTATATTCCTAATAATTTTAATTCGTTTATTGTTTGGTCTGTATTTTTATATAAAATTCCTATACCATTTTTAGCTTTCCAACTCATAATAGTATCTTCTCTATCATCTATAAGGATTATATTAGGACCGGCTAAATTTGCTTTTTGTTTAGCTTGTTTAAATACTATTGGAGTTCCTGGTATATGATCTTCAACCCAAGCTGTTTTACCCTCAGTGCTAGAATTATGCCATGAAGGTGCTGTAAGTAAAGTAGGTTTATATTGTTTTATATAACTCCATAAGTCTTTACCCTCAGGCATCCAAGGCATTCCTCTCCAAAATCTCATTCCTACTTGATGATCAATTACATCCCAAAATATTTCATCTACTTTTTTTTCACCATATTTTTTAGTCATTTCTGCTCTATATTGATCTGGTGGTAGGCCTGTAAAATGTTCAAATCTTGCTTCAAAATCACATAATACTCCATCCATATCACAATATATAGTGTAAGCTTTAGATAACTCTTCTTTAAACAACTCTTTCATTGATATCATTCTATTCAAATATTTCAGGATTTTCTCTTCCAAATTCTCTCATTATTACTCCAGCCATAGCGTTAGCTTCATTTTCAATGTTTGAACCATCTTCTCCATTTAATTCTTCCCCATTTATATTTTGCATATGATGTACTAATTCATGAGCTAATGTTCTTAAAATATCAGCCATATTTCTATTATGTACCACACAAAGTATTTTTTGTTCAGATGGAATATAACCTCCAAAACTTTTATGTTCTTGAGAGTAAGTAGGTGAGTTTATAATAAAAATTTTAGGTTCATCTATATTTAATCTACTACAAGTATAGTCAACAAATTTTTTTATTAATGGTGCTTTTTGAGGAGTAAACCCTTCATGTAATAAAGGCCCACCTCTATATTCAAAAGCATCTTTATCAACTTTAGTTATTTTGACTTGAGGTTTTTTATTTTTTGATTTAGGATTTATTATTCTCATGATAGTTGGATAAATATGTGATTAATATAAATATTATATTTCTCTCTTAATTATAGTTTTTAATTCTTCAATATGAGGTTTAGGATTAGGATTTTCTAAATCAAATAATTTCTTAACACATTTAAAAATTTCTAAATCTTCATCTTGTGTTCTATCGGATTCAACTATTTCCCATCCTTTACCTTGCATTTTCTTACCAGATTTATCTATACCACGTTTAGCAGATTTTAACCATAGTACTCCTCTTCTATTTATTTTCTTTTCAAAACATTCTTCATAACATTTACTATAAATAGCAGTTTGTAAATCATAAGTAGTTTGTAAATGGTTTGATGTTTTTAAATCTATAACCCATAATTCATCTTCTACTTCAACTATTAAGTCACAAGTTCCAGCTACTCTAAGTTCATCTGAAAATAAATGTACTTCAGTTTCAATTAATTTAGGTTTATGAGTTTCCCAAAATTCAACAAATTTAATAAACATTTTCCATACTTCAGGTATGTATTTAGGTCTATTATACTGGTCTAAAAAAGAACATTCTTTACCATTTAAATAGTCTTCACATAATTGATGAGTTTGAGTACCTTCTTCAGCTGCTTTTTTAACAATATATTCTGATGAATATCCTACTTTTTTTAACCAATCTTCAAAATGTTTACCTTTAGGGTATGATGATAAGACATGGGTAATTGAAGGATAATATTCACCATTTCTTTGATAGAAACGTGAATCAGGAAGAGTAATCTGTTGGTGGTCATCTGAAATTTTTAAAATTCTTTCGTAACTCATAATTTAAATAGATAATTTAAGTGAAAATAAATCAGAAAAAGTAAATTCTTGTGATTGTTGTATTAAATGAGTAAAGTGTTCAAAACCCATATCACTTGGGTCTTTACTATCTAATTTAATCACATGTAATGTTTTTCCTGATTGGAGTATATCTCCGGCAATTTTAAGTGTACTTTTTAAAGCATCACTGTCTAAGGCTAAATAAATATCTTTAATATCATTATTTAATAACCTTTTTGTTAATTTTTTAGATAAAGTTTTTCCATATAAAGGAATAGCATTACGTTTAATAGTTATAGCATCAAATGCTCCTTCACATAAAATAATAGGTAAATTCCAATTAATAAGATTTTCAAACCCAATTATATTATTTTTATCAGCCGAGGGGGCATCATATTTTTTAAATGGATCTTCTTCAAATGAGCGGGCTATAAAGTAATCTAATTTACCTTCTGAATTGTAATTTGGGATTATGATTTTATTTGAATAAGGACCATATTCGCAGTATCCAATTTGATATTTTAATATATCAATTAAGTTTATATTACGTTTTTTAAGGTAAACTATGGCTTGCCTCGCCGTAATATTAGATTTTGATATATTATATAAGGGTAAATATTCTTTGGGTAATTCAATATTATTATTAAGTTCAATTCTATCTGTCTTATAAGTTGTACCTAATATAGAATTTAATTCAGTATATCTACTTCCTTCTACTTTTAAACCTTTAAATAGAGATGATATGGTTTTCCCTTTAGCATCACAAGCCCAACAATGCCAAGGATTTTCATTTTTAGTTGTTGGTATTAAATTAATTTCTAATTTAGGTTTTCTATGATTACAAAAAGGGCAATTAAATGAATAATTACCTCTTGAAGTCACATTACCTTTCCCTATTACTGATTGTAATAGGCCTAATAATATTCCATTTACCATAACCTTGGTTTTATATTTCTTTTACATCAAAGATGTCATTAAAAGCATTTACCATTAATCTTTTCTGTTGGGCGAAGAATAAAACTGCTTCGGCTAATGAATTAAATCTCATTTGGTTTATTGATTCATTAGAATTTTTGTTAAAAAGGCCAAATTTTTTCATTTTATTTTTGGTTTAATATAATAAAGTTCCTTGTGGGAACCAAACTTTTTATAAAAAATCCTTTTTAAACATTCTTCCACTAATATTGTCATTGAAGTAGGTATCTCCTTTTTCTAATACTTCATTAACATAAAGATATTTGTCTTCATAGTAAGTTAATAATTTTTTAGAAGGTACAAACATAAGAATTTCTCTTGTAAATTCATCTTGTTTTCCATCTTTTATCATCTGTTTAATAGTAGGATTAGAACCATAATAAGTTTTCCAATCAGATTCTTTAGTAACTGTTTTTTTCTTTGAGGCTCTTTTATCAACGATTAAAGCTAGTTCTTTTTTACCTAAGGCTTTCTTTTGAACAGATATTAACTGTTTTTTACCTAAATATTTTCTATTAGAAGGGGTGTGTGTTACCTCATAGATATACCCGAAAGTATTTTCGGGCATATCTGATAGTTCTGTTATTACTTTACCTTTATAAATCCAAGTTGGAGATGTTATCATAATTTTATTTTTAGATTGCGTATTACAATATGCAATACTAAATATCATACCTAACCACAAAAACCGTATCTGTTGTTGAGGAAAGAGGTATAGGTTGAGCTAATTTAGCTACTGCTAATAATTCACTTCTATTATTATAAAGCCCTACTGTAGTAACATATGGAGAAAAGTCTGAACCGGTAGCAAAATCTCTTAATGAACCTGAATTATCGGTTGATATTGTGGGGTTTAGAGTCATGTTAAAATCATTTTCTCCTACTTTACAACGTACTTCTTGTTCATAAACGATATATTCGTTTTTGAAACTTAGGGTTGCGTTTAAATCTTGTGTTATTGATGACATTATAAGAATGGAGTTATATTTAAGGTTATAGTTCCTGAATTATTATATGTGTTTCTATCTATATGTACTTGTAGGTCTGTAAAAGAATTGCTATTATCATCTATAAATGTAAAATCAAATCCTCCATCAATATATTCAGATATTACTGTATAATCTACATAATTAATAGGGTCTACGGGACAATGTAGAGCTGTATAAACATTACCATTCACTTCGTTACTACTAGAAACGTTAGCTGTGTAAGTATTACCTCCACCACCACTATGGACTCCATTAATTGTATATAAATTTATATCCTTGGTTTGTTCAGTAAATGAAATACTAGATGAAGCATTATTATATATAACGTAAGTAGTTGAACCTGTAGAGTAATTTAATGTTACTCCTGAGTGGTTTTTTATTTGCACTGTAAAGGTAGGTATAGGGGGTATTGTAGTACAACTTGCAGTTAAAACATTACTATAAGATGAGGTAGTTCCTATACTGCAACTATTATACGCTCTAAAGTACATTATTTGATCTGGTGTATTAAACGTTCCAAAATCTGTTACTGTATAGAATGGGAGCATGGTTGGGGAAGCATTAACTATACTATGAGTAGCTTTAGGTGAGAAACTAGAGTTATAACTATATTCAATTATAGTTTTAGTAGCTAAAGCTGATCCCGAGTTATAAGTTGCAGAATATGATGATGTCCAATTTGTAGTACAATTTAATGGGGTTGCAGTTACTAAAATAGGGGCAAAGCATCCTCCTGGTGGGCATAAAGTAGGGTTAGAATATAGTCTGTTATACCATGTAGTACCTACTCCACAAGGTTGAATGTTATCTAAAGTCCCAGAAACAAATAATTGTTTATAATTAACTGTTGGACCATATAAAGTAGAGTTTATAGAATAACTAGAAGTTACCATTGAACCCGAATAAGGTCCTGTAGTAAAATTTTGTTGTATTCCTGAACTAGAAACATACCCTGTATTATTACCTCCAGATTGGGAGCAAAATGAGCCGGTATATTGATATGCTCTACTAAATACGTTTAATAAAGAAGAGGTTGAAGCACATCCATTATTATCTACTATAAAGGTATTAAAAGTACCACCTGTTAAACTATTTAAAGATAAAGGGGTTGATGTTGATGAATAAGTAACATTAGAACCTGTTTCTACTGCGTAGTAGGTGTAAGGAGCAGTTCCACCTGAACCCGAGAATATTATAGCATTAGAGCATGAATTTATATAAGATGCTGTAACAACAGTTGTTGGGGTTGTTGGGGAGGTTATTGTAAATGTATTATTATAAGATTGACATTGATTTAATCCTAAAGAAAATAATACTAAACTATAACTTCCACTTACTAAATTAGAAGCAGTAACAGTATTATTAGGAAAATTACTTAAATTAACATTTGAATATATATAACTGCCAGTAGCATCTGTCATATTAACAATTAATGTATCATTACCACCAGTAAATACTACTGAAATATAGCCATTACTTGATCCATAACAAGATACATTAGCTTGGGTTGCACTAGATGTTAAAGCAGGATATATTCCTAAAGTTACTATTGAACTAGTAACACATCCATAAGAATCTTTAACTTTTAAGGTGTAAGAACCAGTTGATAAGGCTGTAAATTGTTTTGGTAAAGCATAATAAGAATCTGCTGAGCCGGTTAAAACAAATGAAGCTGAAACTCCAGTATATCCTCCAGTATTATCAACTGTAAATTTACCACTGGCGTCAGTATCAAAACATGGTTTTTTAGTTAAAAGAGTAGTATAAGTTACAGGAGGGTACCAAGAGCTGAAAGATTGAGTTACTATAACTCCCATATAATCTTTAACATAAATAATGTCTGTTAAAGAAGCAGTTATACTCCCACTAGCAGTTTGATTAAAGAATCCAGGTATCCCAGTATAAGTAGTTCCATTATTTAAAGAGTAACTGTAAGGTGGTACCCCATAATTAATAGAAAAAGTTACAGGTACTGATGCTGTAGAAGCATAACAGACTGAGGAGCTTATTATGTTAGTTATCTGTAACGATTGAGATGTTATAGTTAAATTAATTGAACTAGTATTACTTCTTACCCCATTAAAAGTCCCAGCTGTATAATTTAATTGGTAGTTTCCAGGTATTATACTAGATTGGTCGGGTGTTATTGTTATAATACCATTATTTAAAGTATAATTTGGGAAACTAAAACCAGGTACAGACATTAATTGGACTGAGGTTGGGTCTATTGTTCCACAGTCTGCAAAATCATTTGCTAATATATCTAAGGTTTGAGGGTTATAATTAACATTTAAATAAGAAAAATTATCGTTTGTAGTAGTTGGAGGGGCTCCAAATACACATAAATAATCTTGATTAGTTATTACTATTAATCCTTGAGAATAGAATACATTTCCAACATATAATGAAGAAGTAGCTAAAGTATCCATTATATTACCCTCACCATCGTCTTGTAGATTGTAAGTTGAACCTGAAATATTGATTGTGTTAGGAGATAATCCCGATCCAAATATATTTTGATCTATAGATATTACTACTATTTTGCTCCCTTTATCTGAATCAAATAATGTTGTACTGTCGTATAAACTAGAGGATATATCATACTCATTTAATCCATCTATACTCCCTGAAATTGTAGGTAGATTTCTAATAGTATTTGATATTAGAGTGGATTGCTCATAATTAAAGAATGAAGATGATTGGTAAAAATCTCCAGATAATGTTCCAGAGACATAGTTTTGATAATACAAATTTTTTATAGAATCAAATACTAATCTTCTATATTCTTCATTTTCAGTTTGAGAGTCAGTATTAGGGTTAAAGGGATTTGTTTTATTAATAGGCAAGTTTTCACCTATATAAATTGCAACTCCGTTTTGAGATAGGGTAGCATCAGTAACCTCCCATTGCTTATTAGCAATATAGGAGGTTAGTGCTATATCATTCGAATTTAATGTTTTGTAAGAAAAACTCATATTATAGTTTTCAATTTATCAATGATTATCATTGGATTATCTTTAATATCTTTTTCCCAAAATCTTAATAGAGTAAACCCTTTATCTTGAGCTAATTGACCCTTATAAATATCATTAATTTTAGTTTCTTCTACTAACTTGAAATGACTTTTAGTCTCAGGATTACCATGCCAATAATCACCATCAATTTCTAATAATATAGGTTTATGCTTTATTTTAAAATCATAAGATTTACAATTATCTTTATCATCTTTTAAATAAAATTGGAAAGTAAAATCAATATTATTTTCTACTAAAGTGTTCCAAACTAATTGTTCTAAATTATTAATTTTACGTTTTTTAAAAATTTTTTCAATAGTTTCGACACTATGTTTATTATTCTTAGTCCAAGGTTCATTACCTTCAGAATAATATTTTAGTAACCTTTTACTAGCAGTTTCTTTTTGATGTAAACTTTGTTTTTTACCTAGCATAGGTTGTTTCCCTTTATTTCTACTTATCCCTTTAGAACTATTACTTATTTTATCCCTAGTTTCTTTTGATACTATTTTACCTAAGTGGGATTTACTAATCTTATTAATATGTTCTTGAGACATAAAACCTTCAGGTTTTTTTACTCCTTTGAGCCCATGTTCTAATTTCTTTCTACATTCCTTAGAACAAGTGTTATATTTATAAACTATATTTTCTTTACAATATTCACAAGGTTTATGAAGGGGTAAAGTATTCCAGTACAATTTTAGATAATCTTCTAATAAGATTTCTTTATGGTTAGAAGAAATATGTCTTTTGATTCTACCAAAAGACATTTCTTTCTTACATATTTGACATATTACATTTTTTATATTCATAATTTAATTTTACTAAGTATTCGTTAATAAATATTAAACTAAGAAGAAAAATCAAAAATCGAGCTTAATCCTAATAAGTGCCTCTTTTGTAAAGTCTTTAGCTAATGGAGTTGATAATTTAGCTACAGCTAATAACTCATTATTATTATTATACATACCTACTGTTGTAACGTAGGTTCTTGGGTTATTAACTAATGTTGGGTAATAAAAATCTCCACTACCACTTATCATTGAAGGGTTAGTAGTATAATTAAAATCACTGTTCTTTACTCTAACAAATATATAATCTGAGGTTATTGTTTCTTCACTATTTAAAGAGAACCCTGTTGATCCTCCTAAATTCATTGAGTTAATTAAAGCCGCATTTATTAGACCTAAATTAGCAGATGTATTAGAAGTAGGTAAAGTTAATCCTATACCACCTTGACTAGCAGATAAAGCTAATGCTCTTGGGTTTAATAAAATTAAACCTACATCCGGTAAAAATTTACCATATGAACCTGAAACCGTATAACCAGCAGCTGAACTAGAAACTGGTATTGATGTTGTAGCTACTCCATTTGAACCACTTACTATATCGAATACCCTACCAGCATCACAATAAGTTAAGGTTGTAACTTGATTACTATTGTCAGTTAAGGCAATTTTAATAGAATTGGTTCCATCGGAACCCGAGAGACCTAAATTAAAGGTTCCAGGAAATAGTTTTTCTTTATAATTAGCTCTATTAACATTTATTACAAATACATCAGGAGAAGTAGTATTACCTGCTCCAAAGTTAAAAGGAGTATTTTCATCACCATTAACTAAAGTTCTAAATTGACCATAAGTAATTCTTGATGGAGATTTTCCAATAACAGAGGCATTTATGGGAGCTGAACCTGTACCATTTATATGACCATACGCGACTGAGAATTGAGATAAATCTGAGGAATATATAGCTGGGCTTCTATAATATACTGGTAAGTAAGCATTATTATTAATTACAGTTGAAGAAGTATAATAACTAGTTAGAGTAGTTTGTCCGCTACTCCATAGTACTGAAGTAATTGAATCAGCACTTACTACAAAATCTTCGGGATTAAAAGTTACAAAGCTCATATTATTATTGAGTTACTTTAGTTATTGTTATAGGAATAGTCACTCTTGCTCCTGAATCTCTACCAATTATAGTTAAAATAGTTGATAAAGTAGATTGAGAACCAAATAGAGTATTAACAGTGGTTGCTGTTAAGTTTATAGTAGATCCAATTACAGTTCTTGAAACGTTTGTTCCAATAGTAGTAGTTGAATTTAATGTTGTAGCTTCGGTAGTATTAATACCTACACCTGTAAAGGTTGACATTAATCTAGAATCACCAATTGTTGCTGTATAACCTGAAGATTCAAATGCTGTAGAAGCACCTAAATAGTTTAAGGTTTGAGGAGTAATGGCTAATGTAGCACCCTGTTTTAAACTAATAGCAGTATAACCTACATTTAATACAGGTAATTTAGCAGTACCTCTTGGTAAAGTTAAAAGTTTATACTTCATTATTTGTGTTTCATCAGGAAATGCTTCTAATATAGGCATGGCTTCAATGGCTTCACCATAAAAAGCTGATCCGGATGGATGTGAAGGGTTGTATAGAGTATAATCAATTTCATCATCAGATAATGAAAATTGAGTAATTCTAAATGAACCGTCATTTTTAGCTAATAATTCTCTACCTTTTTTGGTTAAGATTGCATCTACGGTTACAGATGTGTTATTTAAGAATCCCATAAGTTTTTGTTAATTACAATTATAAATATGTATAGTTTTTATTTTTTAAATTAAGTTTTTCAATTAAAATCCACCTCCATTAATATCACTAATAGTGTAAGTAGTTTGACCAACATCTAATAAATTTTGTGATTTTAATCTTTTAACAATATTACCAGCATCGTCTTTAGTCTGTTTATCTAAATATTCAGGAAGTAAAATACCTGCTGATGTTTGTCCTAAGTTTTTATCAGTGAATAGGATTACATTAGTTTCATCTTCTACTTTAGACATGAAGATAAAGTTTTGGATTGATTTTATATAATCAACACATGATTGATTATTTATAGTACCTGATAATTTAAATACTAGTCTATTATTTGAACCACTTGGGGTGTTTATTGGAGGTAGTATTTTTATAATTTCTCTTTCAAATTCTATTGGGAATATATTTCTATCATGGTCATAAAATCTAATTAAATCTCCTGGTTTAGGTAGGAATTTATTTTCAATATTTTCATAGTTTACAAAGGAGGCTTGAGAAGATGTAGTTTCTATTTGAATAAAAGGATTTAATGTATTATTTATAGGATTTATTATATTATTATAATAAAAAGTAGATAAATCATATGAAGCTGTTAGATAATAATAGTCGGAACCCGTTATATTATAATCACTATCATACCCATATAAACCTCTTTCAAAATAATGGTTAGCACCTCCTGAACCCGAAACAAATCCATTATCTACTATAACATAATTATAATTATAAATTGGTGGGGTTCCATTATAGAAGGGAGTGCTAGAAAATATAGGGTAATTAATTTTTGGTGGGGTTGTTACACTTATCTTATTATTAACTATACTAGTAAATTGTAATATACCTTTTATAGAAGCTTCAAGATTATTTAAATTTAATAAGGTTGTTGTATAAGTTTCAAGATACCCTACTGTTTGAGGAACTTTAATCATAGCCTCAATGTAATAAGTAACTTTACACCCTAAAGTATTATTACCATTAATCCCTGTTAAAGGTATAGTAGGGTTTGTAAATATAGTAGAAGCATAAGAAATACTATTATCTATTGGATTTGGAGTACTCCCTACTAAAAATGCTTTTACAATACCTAAAGGATTAAATTGGTTTGTAATATTAGAAGTAGCTAGGGAGGCTGATGAATCTATAGTTGATATAGAGGTATTATCTACTCCCTCATATCCGTTATTATATACCCCTCCAGATCCTGTACCTGGTCCAATAGTGGTTTGTATGGTATTTCCATTTCCATATTGCCAAGATGTTACTTGAAAACCAGCAGGAACTTCAACACGTTGTATAACATCATTAGGAAATTCATGTCCATAATCTTGTCCAAAATTTCCTAAGGTTGTTGGGGTAAATACTATTTGATTAGAAAAACCATAATATATAGGGAAGGCTCCAGTAGGGTTTCCTGATGAAATCAAAAACTCAAATGTAATACTTCCTGATACTTTTTGATATATATCTCCAAGAAAATTAGCTGTTTTTTTAACACTAACAGTAATAGTTGAGTCTAAAGTAGCTAAAAGTGTGGTTTGAGCAGTATTTAAAGGAGATGAAATAATCGGGTTTGTTAAACTATAATTTTGGATTTGTAATCCTCCAATTAAAGGTACTGGAGCAGATGAACCTGAACCTGAGGGATTATTAATCTGCATTGGAGTAGATAAATTAAAAGAAATACTTCCTGATGTAGGATTTATATTTTGTAATATAGGATAATATTTGAACCCTCCTGCATAAATTGGTTTTAAACCATTTAATGATTTTTGTTTTGAGGGTTGATTTACATTATCTAAAGATATATTAGCATCTACTCTATTAAAAGTAGATTGTACATCAAAAAGATTTTTATTTGCTTCTGTTAACTCAATTACATTAGAAGCACTATCTATTAAGTACTTAATATTTGCATTTACTCTTCCAGGAAAAGTTAATGATTGGGAAGTTATTTCTTTAAAGTAAGCAAATTTAACTGAATTATAATCAATTACAGGAGAATTACCATATGAAATATCCCCATCAGTATAGATGTTGTTTTGAGTATTAAATAATTTACTCCCATTATATCTTGGGTCAATATGTCTTTTTAAAGTATAATTACTGTCTTGAACAGTTGCTCTTAAGAATGGAAAAGCATTAGTATTTAAGTTAGCAATTAAACTTGCTGTTAAATAATTAAGATTAACAGGTAAAATAGGATTAGCCGAGTAATCAATGGTAAGGTAATTTGGAGACGTTCTTGCATCCATTACGTTATTTAACGTTGGATTTAAAGGTAATCTATAAAAATTATCATGTAAGGCTTGTGTAGTAGTAGTAGCTATATGATTTAATTCATATACTATATTATCTTGCGATTGAGAGTGAGCTATTAAAACTGTACCCCCTAATTCACCAGTAAATAATTCTTTATTTTGAGTATTAATCCTTTGTATACTACCTGATATATTAGGGGTTGAAGATGTATAAGAGGTGTTATATACTTTATTTAATCCGTTTGACCCACTTATAAAAGCTGTTTCTATTGAACCACTATAATCTACAAATGTCATTACAGGTTCGTGTCTCGCTATCTTATTTCTTTCTAAGATATGGGAACCAATTACTAAACCTGTTGATAAGTTAGCTTTAGCAGGGACAAAATCCTTTATCATTTTGAATAACGAGTTATCAAAATAAGATAGAAGTTTGATTAAATCAAATACATTTTCTTTTTTAGAATACTTTTTAAAGTAAAAATTTCTTAAATCTATTAAAGATGGATATGAATCCGAAGAAGCTAATCTTGGATCACCAATATAATCGTCTATACTAAATGAACCTAATTGTTCTATAATATCAGCGTTAATTGAATCTTGAGGTGAAATAGCTACTTCAACTACATTTAAATCGGTTGAATAAGGATATTCTTCAGGTTTTTGTATTGAAATATAAGGTGTTAATACATCTCCAGGTACTAAATTAGGGGTAGAAATTCTTACTTTTTCATCTATTTCTGTAAAACTTCCTATATTAGGAGTATTGATTAAATATGTTTCATGATTAATATCTAAGGTGGAATTACTAAGTCCCCCAGCATTGTTAGCGAATGAAATAGCACTTGTCCCTGTCCAAAATGAAGCTGTGGGAGATGGATGTACTGAGTTTATGAATCCACTACTAGGGGAATTTAAGGGATCTAATTCACTTCCTAAAGGTAATCTAAATATTAGATTATTATATGAACCCGTTGTTCCATTAAAAACAATAGAGCGAGGATTTAAAATATGATCTTTAAAATCATTAATATGGATAGACCCTATCCATATTCTAAGTTCTTGTAATATTCCATTAAAAGGATAGGGATACCCTCCAGATCCCCCAGGTGATATTGAATCACTTTCCCACCCATACTTATTATAATCAGCCTTACCAGAACCCGTATTGTAAATTGAACAAGAAGCCAAATATTGGATTCCATTAGAGTCTTTATTACCAATAGTTAAAGTGTAGGTTTGATTAGAACCAGTTTGGGAAGCTCTTAAACTACCTGTTTCTCTAGTTAAATTTAAAGTCCACCAATCATCATTATATAAAGGTAATTCTATTGAAGGAGAATAAATATAAGTTGAATTATTAGATAAACCAAAATAAATTTTAGCATTTGGGCCTGAGGTGGTATTGATGTTAATAACCTTATATGCCGAATTATTTGATATGACTGATTGAGTAGGTTGTATATTAGAAGAATCTAGTTTAAATCTAAGTTCTAAAGTATCAAATTTTATATCATCAAATCCTGTATCTAAGTATTGTTTATAAGAGGGGTATGATTCAACTTCAATAATATCAGTATTATGCAAATTTAAACCATAATTAAATTTTGGGGTAATTTGCTCAATTACATCTTGATCCTTTTTATTACCACCATATTCTTTTATCTTTAATATAGTATCCGAAATACCAAAACAATTAATTAAAGCGCGTAGCCCTCTTCTTGTACCCTTAGTTTTAAGTAAGTAAGGCAAATTATGGTAAATTCTTTTATATGTTTCTTTTACGATATCATTACCCGGAATAGTATATTGAGAAGAAGTTACTTGATTATTAATCTTAAGTGAACCTGTTGAAGGTAAAGTACTATTATCTGGGTTTATCCCTAATAATGAGATGTAAAAGTCGTCTTGTCCTCTTGAGTTGGTATAAAGTTTCATACCAAAGTTTCTTAAGGTATCTGCTACTAAATCTTTTGAAATACCATGTTCAATCCTATTGTCTGCTACCTGTAAATCAGTGATATCCTTAATATAAGTCCAAATATAATCATAGTGTTGACCAAGCATGGAAACAAATAATTCTAGGTTTGAATTTTGCTGATCTACAGTAATATATTCTGGTAGATTATTCCAAATATAGTCTCTATTGGAATTATCATAAATAGAGGCTTGTTGTATTTGAGTATTAAACCAAGTAATAGCTGTTGGGGAGGTTACACTATAATTAGTATAGGGTTTTGTTGTGTTGGTTTTAGGCCAAGCATTACTTCCGGATTCATAATATAAATAATATTCGTATCCATCTAATTTTTGAATAAGAGTATCTATTTGATTTTGTAAAGTAATTACACTGGCTGATGTATATGTTATACTTGAAGAAATATTTAACCCATTTATAGAGTTGATATCAGCTTGTAAGGATTGTATTTGAGTTAATTTGTATTGGAAGTTATCTAGTCTTTCAGTTGCAGATGAAAAATGTACAAAATTAGAAAAATCACTATAATCAACAGAGATTTCTATGCTTTTCTCCTCTAACCAAGATTGCAATTGTTGGTATGATGAAGAAATATCCGAACTTAATAGAGTAGATAGGTTTAAATAAGGGGTTGTTAGATTAGCTTTTTCTGCTAATTCAATATTAATATTAGGTCCTCTTAATGGAGAACTATCAGTAGTGGCTTCTGCAATGAAATCTGTAGTAACTTGAAAAGCATGGGGATCCGAAATACTTTCTACTAACCAGAATGTATCTTTTAGAGTAACGCTTGTTGGTAAGGGTTCATATAATTTGATATATAAACTTGGTAATGTTTGATTTATATTATCAAAAGCAACATTTACTCCAATAAAAGTTTTATTATCACCTAGATTTAAAATGAAATCACTATAAAATGCTCTTGAATTTCTTTCAGCAATAAATGTTAAATATGATTGACCTAAAGCAGTATATGAAGTATTATTAGTAGAAACTTTAATTTCAGTTCTGTCTGATGATATTTCGGTAATGTAAAATTGGTTAGCTTCTGAGCTTGAGAATAGAGTTCTATAAAAATTATAAACTACATCATATTGCCCCTGCATTAAACCAAATGATTCTAGATCGGTTTTAGGATCAACTATAATTTGACTATATAATGGGGTCCCTTCGTTGGTTTTTGATATAGTATAGTTTTTAAAATCATATACAATATCTAATAACTCACCGTTTGGTGAGATTATATGTAATTCTACATTATCTTCAGGTAAACCAAATTCTTTACTTACATTTAATGAGTTTAATAAAGCTTCATCTTTTGAAGTATAATTTTGGTTTGAAAATTGAGTTGAATCAATATTTGATATGTTGGTAATTTCCATTATTTAGATTTTGTTAAATCATCTACAGTTTGTTGTAATGTTAGATTTTCTAGTCTTAATTGATTAATCTCGTCTAGCAGGGCATCTATTTCTCCTGAGTTCTGGTTTACACCTACATATTCAGTACTTCTTTTTATTAGTTCTAAATGTGAGTTAAATGTACCTTCTGTCGGTATTTCATAAAATAAGTCATTGTATTCTTTAAAAAATTGTTCTACGGTTACTACAGACGCAGTTACTTGGGTTGTAGGTTTAGTTAATTGAGAGAATTCAGTGTTAATTATATTAGGGTAAGTTATTTTACCATAAACATTTCTATTTAATGGGATGATTTCGGCCATTATCTAATTAATTTAAAATAATTTAGTGGATCTTCTATAACTATAGTTTCACCATTAGCAAGTACAGTTTTTAATACTATTTGATAATATCTTTCAGGTTCTAAACCATCCATATACATTGTAAAGTAGTTTCCTTCATTATTGCAACTTACTTTAGTGTAATTAGTATCAAAATCTATTACCATTTCTTCAGTTTTAGCATCTTTTAATGCCCAATAAGTAGTAGAAGGTAATGCTTTTGGAACTAAATATACCGAAGTAGTTGTAAATGCCCTAGCAGGGAATCTATCTCTAGCTCTTACTTTAAATGTATAAGTAGTACCTTCAGGAATTTCATTTTTTAAATTTGAAATTACAGCTACAAAATCTGATGTAGTTTGTGGGGTTAGAGATGTAGTATAAGAACTATCATCCCATTTTAACTCGATTTGGGGTGGGTATATAGTATGAGTATCCATTGAGAAGAACTTAGTACCAAATGAAGATGATATACTACTTTCTATACTACTACTTTGCTTTAATAAAATACCATAGTTAGTTGTAGGATTACTATACCAATAATTTAATAGTGAAGTAACATCCATATTAATATCTTTATTATCAATATAAAGGAAACTTTGTGTGTATGCTGTGGCATTATAATCACCCCCAGCTGTAGTCCAAGGAGAATTCCAATTACATCCTAAAGTAGTTATAGGGATATCAGCAGATTTACCTAACCCCATATCCCAAGCTGTAGTTATTCTATGGCCAAAAATTGTATAATTAGAAGGTAAGGTAGCATTTGCCAAATATAATCTAAGAGAAGCACTATAAGCACTTCCACTAATAGTATTAGTGATTACATCTTGAATAGATGAATTAGGGAATTGAACTAATACTCTTGTAGTATCTAAGTTAGTAGAAGAATCATAAGCAGATCTAAAAATTTCTAATACTTCATCTCTACCAAAGTTTTGAGACGAACGATATGAGGAAATAAAAGTATCTTTTTCGGAAAATATTTTGTATACAGCCATAAATCTAATATATAATATAAATATGTATTAGATAAATTTTTTTAAAAAGTAACTATTTTACCTTGAATATCAGTTGTTAAATTTTTTACTTCAAAAATACTAGGATCTAAAGAAGGATAAATAATATTATTAATAGTAGCTCCCTTAATATCATATGAGTATTGTGAGTACCCTGAATTAGTTCCTGCTTTATTTATAATAGTTACTTTCTGTACTGTTTGTACCCCTTCAACTTGGTCTAAAGCACTGTAAATATCTGATAGTATGATAGGTTGGTTTATTTGCCATTTATCTATATTGAAATAAGATTGAAGTAATGTTAAACAGTTGTTTAAGATTAGTTTTCCATTATAATTGGGTCTTACTATAATATCGAAATTTACTCCTATATTAATAATAAAAGCATCTTTTATAGTTACACCATCAGTTAACATTCTATATTCGGAAAGGAATGTTTTTAGATTTTGTTTTAAAGCTAAACTAGAAACAGTTAAATTATTAGTTGTATCCTTAGATAAGATATATAATGAAATAGCATTAGGATTTTGAGTAGCTAATAGGTCTGTTGGGTAATTAACACTTATTCCAGTATCTTGGGTAGGGTATGCTTTAGAAATTAAACCAAATTTAGAAGGTAAAGATAAGGTTCTAATAATATAATCATCAGTTGTAATGGTTCTTAATTGAGTAGGATACATTGCTAATGAATTTTGTCTTATTTCTTCATTTGTATCTCCGTCTCCACCCCCTACTGCTGCACTATCATTAGTGAAAGCAAGAGAATTAAGTACTGTAGTACTCATAGTAGGGTCTAAACTAGTTCCAGAAAATGTAGTATTACCACCTATTTTTTTAGTTAATGTATTAGAAGGTATATTTGAAGTAGCTCCTCCACCTTTTAAATAAGTTACTGTTAAAGTAGTATTTGAAGGGGCTAAACCGTAAGTCTGTGTATATAAAAAGTTTGAAGGATCCCAGGCTGTCATCATTTTATCTACCCCATAAGGTAAACCTAAACCTATATTATCAGGATTAGGAATGATTTCTTCATCAGCTCCTGATGATACTCCAGGGCCAAATTGTAGTTCTAGTGAATTGTTTGTTTTAAAACGTGAAACAAATCTTCTAGGTACTTTTTTTAATTTAAGTAAATATGGAGTAGTATTACTGTATTGAGCTAGGGATGGAGAATTTGTAGCAGTATTTTCAGTAGCTTCAAAAATAGTATCTTGAGCCAAATAAGGTACTTCATACCATTTATTATTATTAGAATCAACTGCACTAACCAATGAAATTATGTTAGTATCATTAAGAGTAACGGTAGGGAAACGCTCAGGATTGTTAAATGTAAATGTAGTCGTAGTTAAAGTTCCAGCCGTAGCTTGCGTTGTTTTTTGAAGTAAATAAAATAAAGGATTACCATTAATATCATAATTTAACACAGAAATATTTAATGGGGATGAACCTGAATTTGAAAAATCTACTTTATCATTAATATAAAAAGGTGTGTTTCCTATTGTAGATTGTAATTGTGTTCCTTCTTCTAAAATTAGAGCATAACTAAAATCTGGTATGTATTGACTATTTACTATAGTAGAAGGTATAGATTGAAATACAGTAACTTCCACAGAGGCAGCACTAGTAACTTTAGGACGATACCCAAAATTATAAGCTATAGCTAATAAGTTTTTCCTTTGTTTAGCAAATTGTAAGAAGTTCTCTTGTATTTGGTTATCAGTATAAAATGAAAGAATATCACCTACATAAGATGCCATTTCAATAAGCATCATACCTGGTGAGGCATCTGTGAAATCATTATATGTGTTAGGGTAGTAGGTTTTTGCAAAGTTAACTAACTGTGCTTTTAAACTATCAAAATCCTTATTTAAGTATTGTACCGCTTTAGTATTAGCCATTATTAAAATTTATTGCAATTTCGTCTTGTATGTTAGTATTCAATATAGTATAACTAAAGTAGATTTGTATGGTATTATTATCAGGTGAAGAACTAACTGTAAGTTGGTTTACTTTAACTTGAGGGAAATAATCGTTTAATCCAAATTTTATAATATCTTCTATATTTTGTGTTGTACCTTGAGTTATTTGTTCGAATAACTGTTCTCTAATACCTGCCCCAAATGAAGGATTCATTATTCTTTCTCTTTTACCTGTTAGAAAGAAATTTAAAATATTAGATTTAGTAGCTTCGGCTGTAGTATAAGTAATATTCAACCCAGTTGAACCATTGAATGGTAATTGGATACCTACACCTTTACTAGGTTGTAAGTCTAAAGGATTAATATGTACTATGTTATATACCATTATAAACTACCTTTTTCTTTTAATGTATTCATAAACTTTGAAAAATCAGGTACTACATCAATATGTACATCGTTTATATCACGTACTGGACCTTGAGATCTAATCATTTCATCTACTGTAGCTACTACTGGAGTATTTAAACCTCCACCTACCATACCTGGGGCTCCTCCTGCCCAACCTACTGCTTGGGAAGCATTATATTCTCCCCCATTTAAAGTTCTCCATTCACCTGCTTGGGCAGTTTCATTTAATATATCTAACATAGGGTTACCTGTAGAAGGGATAGGCTTTGGCATCTCAGATAATATTTCTGAAAATTGTGGTTTGTAAGTAGATTCTACTTTAGTATAAGGTTGAGTGGTTTTATTTTCGGTTAAAGTAGGTTTACTAGCAGCCTTAACTGCCTCAAGTAAAATGTCTCTCATTTCTTCTTGGATTGCCTTTTTAACTTCTTCTCTAATTACTTTTCTAAATGCGTCTAATTTCATGGATATAAATATTTAATATTAAAACTTATTTTAATTTGGTGTTACAGGTCCTACTAAGGTATCATTAGGATCTAAACCTGTTTGAGTTGTGATGTCTATTATTTCTTGATCTGTTGGAGAATCGTTACCCTCATTACTAGTATTAGTTTGACCTTGTTTATTAATATAATATTGACCTTCTTTAATTAAAACTTGATCATCTGTAGCATATGTGGGAGTACCTTCGTATTCAATAACTCCTCTTTGATCAGCTACTATTACAGTTCTTCTTAATAATTTTATACCCGAATCTACTACTTCTTCCTTTATAATATCAATTGTATAACCCTTATGTAATAAAGGTAGGTTTTGAGTATTAGCAGTAGGGAATAAATTATTTAAAGTTGCTAAATTGTTATTTAGGGAATCTATACTATTTTGAACAGAGGCTAGTAATCCTTTGTCCTCATTAGTATTAGGGCATGCTTGTAAATTTTGATATAATATATTAAGTCCTGTTAATAACTGTAATATTTGTTTTCTTATACGTTTTATGTTTAGTAAAATGGTACCCTGTAAAAATTTAGAAATTATAACGGTTATTTTTTCTAAATCATCAACCATCTGATTACTTTTAGATATTCTATCAGATTGAGTATTCATTACTCCTATAGGTACAGATACAACTGGAGTTGGGCCTCCTATAGCTGTAGGAGTGGGATTAAATTTTAAAATTTTAATTACAAATTTATATACTTTAGTTAAAGTATTAATAATTCTTATAATAGTATTAATTAATTTAATTGTAGCTTCTATTTGGACTATAGCTTGATCAACTGATTTTACTTGTCTAACCAAAAACCCAACACTTTCCCTAAATCTTTCAGGTTTAATAATACCTGCTAATTTTTTATTTATAGCTTCTTCTTGCCCCCCTATAGCCAAAGTAGCAATATTAATTGGAGATAAGAATGGAGATAATTTTCTAATAAAAGATTTTAAAATAGTGATTTTGTTAATTGTATCTGTTGTTGGATCTATAGTATCACTAGTAGCAACTAATGCTAAATTTATAGATTGAATAGTTTTAGCTAAACCCGCACCACCAGGAATAATATCAATTAAATCATCTGGTGGGATGATATCTTCTAAGGATAATCTTATTTCTTCAATAGATGCTTGATATGATTGAATTCTAGCTTTATATGCAGCATCTTTAGATGTTTTTTGTTCTGTAGTATCCCCAGCTTTATATTTTTCACTATCTAATCTTGCAGGATTTAATTTATCCCCGGTTTTATTAATAAAATCAGTTGCAGCTTTTCCATATTTTAAAAGTTTACCTTCTAAAAGTCCCCCAGGAGGTAAAGCTTTAGTTAAAATATATCCTAAAGGGTTACAAAAATCAATGGAATTAATTTCCATTAACACATCATTTATTTGTGTTAAGATTTTTATAATTTGATTTGATACCTTACTAATTCTCTTAGGGGCCACATCACATAATATTCTAGATAATCCTGCTGGTACTGCCATTATAATAAAAAGGTTCTTTCAGATTTAATTTTTTCTAATAGATTTGTTAGCTGTAATGAATCAGCCATTAAACTTTCTCCAGATACTGAAACTGATGGTATCCCTATACCATTGCTATCAGTAGCATAAGATAAACCTTCTCCTAAATCCATTAAAGCCGTAGTTAGATAGTTTAATAAATCATATAAATGTTGTCCTCTAATAGCAGGTTCTGGTTTATCTATATCGGTTTCTAACCCTAGATAAATTTTAGGGGAATTTATTATTAAGTTGTCATCACTATTAAAATGAATTGAACCAGCAGCTGAAAAACTAATAGATTCTTTAGCAAATAATAATATAGAATCTTTTTTAGAATTAATAGTAACTCTATCAGAATTAAAAATTAAATGGTCTCCTGTATAAGGGAATGATGGTTTGTATGATGAAGCCATATTATTTTAAATTATCTGCTTGTTTAGGTGATTGATCTAAATTAGGGAAAGATGGGTCTAGGATTTGTAATGAGCTGTTAAATGCTGCTCCTATTGTTACTCCAAATGATTGTAAATTTTTAGAAGCATATTCTAAAGGGATATCTTGCCCTGCACACATATAAATTGATGAACCATCATTATTTGGATCCTCATAAACAGGAACCCATGGATCAGGATTTACATCAACTATTGATTGATTATTTCTTATAATAGTAATAGGCATTCCTACTTCACCTGTTGAACTCCAAGGATTATTAGGTTGTTTTTGCTTAGTAGTAGAAGAAAATCTAATTGAATTACCCCATCTTCCTTCTAACAATACATCTCCTTCTTCAGGTAATAAACTGCGTATATCTTCTTTTTCGGTAAACGTGTGACCAAATTTTAATTCACCGCCTTTATACGTTGATATATCCGGAAAAGCGTTATGATGAACACTATTCCATAATCCAACTGTTGTTAAATAATAAAAAGTTTTAGCATTAGGTTTCTCATTCAAATCATAAGAAGGAGCACTTAATATTAAAACGATTTCGTTTAAAAGAGGATATTTAGAAATATTATTAAATAAAGGTTTAGCTATTAAATTAGATGGATTATCGGTATCTGGTTTTGAATTTAAAGGAGTAAATTTAACTGAACCTAACCCTGCCCAGCCCCCAGCTGTTGTAAAAAAATCTTTAGTGTTAATATTAGAAGATAAAACAATATCATTAACACGAGCAAAGAAAAATAGACTTTTAGATCCATTTCCCTTTCCTGATGATATATTAGATATACTTTGCTGTAAACTAGGATATAAATTACTCATTCTGTTTTTTTGCAGGTAATTCTATTACTTGTTCATTTAATTGTTGGATAGACATAAATAGTTGTTCTTTATCTCCATCAGATAAAAATCCTTCATCTTCTCCACTTTTGGTATTCATGGCTCTTTGAACTATACCTGCCATTTTAATTAATAAATCATCATTTTTAACTGATACATCTAAATAATCTTTAATTAGAGGAACAATAATAACCGCATCACCTGCTGAGGTGATGAACGGTTTTAAGTTTTCTATCAAGTTTTTAATTTCTTTCTCCTTATTTGAAGAATTGGTATGTATTTCTTTTAATAAATCAGCAAATGTTTTTTTACCGAATAGTGTTATTGAATTAAAATCCATAATATATATTTCGTTATAAATATAGAGTTTATAAACCTTTTTAATAGTTTAGGTTAACATACCCATAATTTAGATACTGTTGTAATAGTCTATAATGTACTTTTTTAAGTGATTTTATTACTTTAGTTATTTGAGGAGTGTCTTGGTCTGTTTGTTCTCTAATATAAATGTATATCCCTTTCTTATTAAATATATCTAAACTTTCTCTATGTTTAAATAATTGAATTATAGCATCCGCAGTTTTAGTATCTTCAGGATCAGGAAATATTCTAAATAAATGTAAATCTACATACGTTATAAATTTATCTATAAAATAATTTTCACCCATTAAAATATCATCTGCCCCTTTTGAGTTATTAACTATATTTAAAACAATAGTTTGATCCTCATCTATAGCTTCTATTTCTGCTTTACTTTTTAATTTCTCATAATTTTTATTATTATAAAGAATTAAATATCTTTTAGCAATAGTACCAAAATAAGAAAATGCTTTCCCTTTAGCCTGATTATATAAATGGAGTTTTTCAAGCAGGAATGAAGTTACTTCATGTTGAAGTTCAGCAATTGTTTCTACTTCAGTATAATAAAATTTAAAAGTATGAATTATATTTTCAGTTAATTTATGAAAACCATAATCTATACGTTCATTATATATTCTATTTCTTTTAATAGGATCAGTTTCAGCTAAATAAGCTATAATAGCATCCTCTGTATCTTGAGTAAAATATTGCTTTTTCTCTTTAGGTTTACGTTTTCGAACTGTTCCTTTCTTTGTAAATTGTACCCCAGTTTCTTCTTGAGGTACAATTAATATATTTTTTACATCTATTTCTATTTCCATATTATTTTATAAATTTTATATAATCTGATAGAGCTTCTTGAATTACTTTTAAATTTGTAAAAAAGAATCCTACTTCATCATCTGATTGAAATAATTGCTTATTATCTATTTCTTTAATTTTAGTTTCAGATTGTTTAACTAAATCATAAAATTCTAGGATATATTTTTCTTGAATATCAATTTGTTTTTCAAGTTTTTCTGTTTTTTTAAGTAAATTCCAAATTATATATCCTATAATTCCTAATATAATTACTCCTATATTAATATAAATTAATCCCATTTTTTATAAATTATTTAAAAGGTTAGCAAAAGGTGCGTTAGCATTAGATAAAGTAGGTGTTTTAGTAGTATATTTAATAGGTGCTTTTACTTCTACTTTCTTTTCTTTACCTAATTTAGGTAACCATTCTTTTTCAAATTCAATACGAGACGCCATTAAATCTGCTTGATGTAATATAAAAGGTAAAGCAGTTCTTGGTTTTTGACCCGGAGTAAAAGACATTAAATATTTTTTATTTCCTTCATCATAAATTCCATCATGTGTTTGAATAGCAACCATTTCATTAAAAGTGTATTTAATACTATATGATTGAAGTAAAAATAAAGATCTATCCGGAACTGATGCAAATGCTAATTTATCATTAAACATATAATCTTCTCCTAATTTTTCTTGTCTCCATTTATCTGTCTGAGGGATATAAGATTCATTATGTTCGTCTCCTATTTTACCTAAGTCATGATTTAGAGCAGAAAATACTAATTCTTCAATAGTATAAGTAGAGTCATCTACTCCCATCTCAGCCCATACATTATTTAATTTAAGAGCGCTATCTATAACTCTTATAACATGATCAACATATCCGCCTGGAAAGGCATTATGATATTCTTTCTTATAAGAAGCAGGCATCATTATAATACGTTCTTGGAATCTATTATAAAATTCTTTCAATTGAGAGCGTCTAGGTTCCTCAATATAAGTATCTATTCTAGATATTAAAATACCCCAATTCTGAGATATTTGTTCTGCTGTAAGTTTTAATTCCATTAATCTTCAGTATTAGTATTAATAAGTGTTTGAATATCAGCTATCTTTTCTCTCATATCTTCTATAAAATCTTTAGCCTGGTAAGTATCTTGTGTATTGATTAAATAATTTAGTTGGTGAAAACTATTATCTAATTGTTCTAATTTGTCTGAAACTAATTGTTTGTATCGCATTTTTATTTTATTATTTAAGTATTTGTATTAATTCAGTGATT